AAAGACATTTGAGTGTGGGCTTGAGTACCAAAAGTAGCCAAACTCTTTTCGACAAAGGGTTTGGTTTTGTGAGAACGCCAAAGGATTTTAATGTCAGCCGTACCTGTGGGCAATCCGAGAGGTAACCACTTACGGATATCTTTCGCGTCGGGACAATTGGGGACAAATGCTGCCACAAAATCAGTACCAGGGAAATGGTACACGCTATCAAATTCCGCAATAAAGGGACGGATGGTGCCACCGGGTGTGTTGTCATCGTGGCGTTGGAGTGAAACAGTCAAGCAAGGATACGGTTCAGTCTTCATGTTGGCATCCTTGTAAAAGTTGTGTCGAGGGAAGACAACCACGTATTTGGTGAGGCAAACTACTGAAGTGACCGCTTTTGTGCCATCATTACGGTGGAATGTGCCACCCCATAAGGCGGTGGCAAGAATGGGTTCAACTTGAGAAAGGACCGCAGTCTTCGAAGCATCAGAAGTGGTAACTTTGAGGCTCTTATGACCAAACATATTGTCAAGCCATGAAGGTTGTGCATCGATCGCCTCTTTGGAGAGTTCGTCCGTTTCACTTGAACGAGGTCTACCGTAATCTTTGTACAACCTGAGAAGTGTAATCCCAGCACCAACTCCAAAAATAACACTTGAGACTCCGTAGCGCGAATCGCGGAAAGCAACTATCGCACTTGGAAGAGCGTCTCGTCTAGAACTGAGTTCAGTCCACATAGAATTGATCAAACAACGTTTATAGATGTAAAAACAAGCACTAATGAACATATGAATTGGTGAAGAGACGAAAAGTCCAACGGGAAAAGTGAAAAAGAGGATGATGTGTAACAGCCACATGATTCGGAAAAAGAAAGAAACGTGCCAGCTCAAATCCCTTGTTACACGACGACCATAAGCACGTGTGATACAAGCTTGGACTTTGGGGTTCTGAACAACAAAATCAGGAACAATTGTGAGCAGGATAGGCGTGGCCTTATCGAGCAACATATTCTGTGCAGTTTGGGCCAACTTCTTTGTTGCCATCTTCTTGATCATCGGGATCTCGCGACCACCAAGCAAAAGGAAATTACCAATATATTGGGTGGCTACTTGACCAACGAAGCCTGTGACAGCCTTGTCAATTTCAAAAGAGCGTGGAATGGCAGTATCATCTTCCTTCTTTTTGAGTATACGCTCTGCTTCCTTGAGAGCACACAAGCACATAAGAGGAGTTCTTTTACACGTACTACATTTAGGTGACAATGGTGTGGAACTGCATCGACAGAAGCCGGGAAGAAGACCACATGCACACAACTTCAATTTGACAAGAGAATTGTTGTATTGCAGATTGGCGGTTTCAGCTTTCATGTGAATAGCAGCGGCTGTGGAAATAACTTCGAGGAAGGTGGAAAGTTTCATTGCACTACAATCGACAGGTTTACCGTCTTGAGTGACACCCTTATAGGTGATGAATTTGTATCCAGTCGTGCCATCGGTTCTCTTGAAAGTGAAGACTTCTTCAAGTGTGAAAGTCCAAACATCATCCGGAGGAGAATGCAAATCACGATGTAAGAGATTTGGGTGTTTATTGTTGAGCATTACAGAGTCTTTCTTTCTATAGGGCTCATTGACAACCATGGTCACATGCAGAAAACATCGAAGAATAGATTCGGGACAATTAGAATATAATTCACAGTCCATAGTCTTTTTGTTAGTAGTAGCCCAACAGAAATGAGGACGAGGGCGAACGCGACTCTTTTGAGTGACATCAGACATTTCGGCAATGGCTTCAGTGGGATTGACATACTTCTTCATTGGTACAGTATGATTGAATTGAACAGTACCGAACTTGGGGTTAGCAACATCATCAAAGCCAATAGAATCTGTATCAGAACGAGCTTGATCTTCAAATCTTGACTTCATGTCGAGTTGGACACATCTTTCAGGGTCATAAATCCTACCCATTGCACTGAGTGCAGTCTTAGTTAAAAGAGTTGTGAGAGTAGATTTACCAATTGAGGAATCACCAAAAAGACTTATGGCGAAAGGTGTTATGCGCAGTGTGGCAGAGCGTTCGGATTGAATCAACTTTTCGTCAATTTTGGAAAGCTCAACCAATTTTAGGTGCAATTCATGTCCAAGCCATCCATCATAAGAAATGGCTTTCATTCTTCTGCATTGTTCAATTAGCTTACGTACCTTATTCTGGAAAATAGGTTTGTCAGCTTCAGGGAGATTGCCATTAGCAGCAAGTGCTTTTTGGGTCATCACTTCTGTGTAATCAGTTTCAAATTGCTGAATCGTCTGATCCTCAAAAAGAAGAGGTTCAAGAGATCTTTCTTTGATGCATCTGTAACCAGTGGTCCAGAAGTAATCAATCGTTTTGATAACTGCTTCCATGAAATCGGAGCAATCGCGCATATCGCACCATGGGTTGACTTTGAGAATCTGGAAAGTCCCAAGAGTCCATTTGTATCCCTTGAATTCTGAGACAATCATTGAAGCAAAACCGGAAATAACTATATTGATATTATTCAAATTCTTGTTCCTTTTAAGGATTGAGAACTTCTTTGAAAAATCAGTCAAGAAAAATGGAGTGGGTTCATGTTCAAATGCACGAGGGATGTGTTCTTCTTCTGCGTCTTGAAATTGTGAAAAATCTGCGTCGCAGTCTTCGTTAGTAAAGGAAGAAGTGAGGTCCATAATCATTTCTGCTATGCACTTGTCTTTGACATTCATCTTGAGACAAGCGATGCAAGCAACGAGAATGTCGGCAAAATTGCGGGCATTGTAAACCTGATAGGAGAAGATGCCAAAAGATTCAATTAGATTGATCCAAGGCATTGCTTCTTCTTTTTGAATTTCGG